CACAATATAATGATGGACGTGTGGGAACAGCATATATCCAGGAGTTACGCTTCAATACCTATTGTGAACGTTTGCAAAATTTAGTTGTTGAAGAATTTAATAATGAATTTAAGAGATACCTTTTAGAAAAAGGTGTTAACATTGATACTTCAATGTTTGATATTAGATTCCAGCCTCCACAAAACTTTGCTGCATATAGACAAAGCGAAATTGATAACGCCCGTGTACCGACATATACACAAATGAGTGCTATACCGTATATTTCAAACCGTTTTGCACTCAAACGTTTCTTAGGTATGACAGACGAAGAAATAGCCGAGAATGAACGTTTATGGCGTGAAGAAAATGAAGAACTAATGCCAGTTACCGGAACCGATGCAAGCGGTGAATTACGTGGCGAAGGAATTACAGGCGCAGGTATTGCAGACGATTTAGGCAGCGCCGAAGATGAATTAGGCGATGATACTAATCCTGTAGAAGGAGGTGCTGATACAGGACCTACAAGTGTAACAGATGATACAGGCGCAGAAACACAAACAACAAGTCAAACGGTATAAATACTAACATGATACTTAGAGAATTATTTTATTTTGATAAAGAAACTTTAGAAACAGTTGATGACAAAAGTTATGATGCTGGGTCTGACGAGTCTCCTATTGACTATGATGATACAAGAAAAACTAGATTAACATTAGGGCAAGTTAATAAAATAAGAAAAGCTAGTGAATTTCATAAAGAAGAACAAGAAAAGGAATTAGTCTTTATTAGACAGATGTATGGCATCCAAGCTAATGCTGAAACAGGCGTTTAATTTATGGTTAAATTAGATAAATCTAAGTACACTAAATCTCAGTGGAAAGTAATCAAAGAAAATAGAAGAGAACAAAAGCGTCAAGATAAAGAAAGACGTGAGAATGCTAAAAAGCAAATCCAGATTGACAATCTAAAAGAAAATTTAGACAAGCAAGATACAGTTAATTTAGAAGAAGAAAGAGGAAAAATAGCATTTGTACTAGGTAACGGTACAAGTAGAAAAGATATTCCTTTACCTCCTTTAAAAGAAATAGGCAAAGTATACGGGTGTAATGCACTATATAGAAGCTTTAGACCTGACTATCTTGTTGCTGTTGATACTAAAATGATTTTAGAAATTAACAAGGCAGGATATCAAAAGCATAACGAAGTATGGACAAATCCAAATAGATCTTATGTAAAGTTTAAGCACTTTAACTACTTTAATCCTAGTAAAGGATGGAGCAGTGGACCTACTGCACTATGGTTAGCATCTGAACACAGATACGAAACAATATACATATTAGGCTTTGATTACAGAGGATTACAAGACGGTAAAAGATTTAACAACATTTATGCTGATACACAAAACTATAAGAAGTCAACTGATAGTGCAACGTTTTTTGGCAATTGGATGCGCCAAACATGCAGTGTAGTTCAATCAAATCCTAAAATTAATTATGTTAGAGTTATCGAAGATGACACTTATATTCCGAAAGATTTAGCTAAATTTAAAAACTTACAGCATATAAATGTAAGAGATTTTACCAAAACTATACTAGAAAAAACAGAAATCTAAGAAAAATGGCCAGTTTTGAGCCTATTTCTGCGCATATTTTCCTGTATTAAGTAAATACATTATGACAGCCCCACACCTCTCTGGTGTGTGAACATTTATAGGAGAAACTAATGGCAGATCGTAACAAGTTCGAAGAAATGCTAGAGCTTCTTATCAATGAAGATAAAGAAGGTGCAGAAGCATTATTCCACGAGATTGTGGTAGAAAAATCAAGAGATATTTATGAATCACTTCTAGAAGACGAAGCAGACATCGAAGAAGACGAAGAAGTAGATGAAGCAACTGACGAAGAAGTAGATGAATCAGACGACGACCTAGACGAAGCAACTGACGAAGAAGTAGATGAGTCAGATGAAGAAGTTGAAGAAGGCTTTGATCTAGATGAGTTTGAAGTTGAAGCAGACCCAATGGACGACATGGGCGGTGATCCAGCAGACGATATGATGGCTGATATGGAACCAGAAGGCGACGACGATGAAGAAGAAATGGGCGACGACGACATGGAAGATCGTGTTGAAGACCTAGAAGATGCGCTAGAAGACCTAAAAGCAGAATTTGAAAAAATGATGGCAGGTGACGAAGGCGACATGGATGACGACGAAGACGAAGAAGCTGAAGAAGAATCATTTGCTTTTGAAGATGAAGAAGTTGAAGAAGCAGCTGACGAAGAAGTTGAAGAAGCTTCAGATGAAGAAGTTGAAGAAGCAGCTGACGAAGAAGTTGAAGAGTCAAACACACCAAAAAGCGCAGGCGAAGAAATGCGTGAGTATGTAGAAAAAGTAACTGCTAAAATGGGTGACAACGGTGCAAACACTAAGTCAGCAGTAGCAAGTGCTAATGATATGGGCGGAACATCAGCAAATATTGCACCAGGTGGTGAAGCCGATATGGGCGGAACAGGCGCAAGTGCTCCGAAAGAGGATAGCGCAGGTAACGTCAACGTGCCAGGCGGAAAAGCTGCAAAAGCTGGTAAAGCAGAACCAGGACATGGAGCAGAGAAAAAAGGTAAGCCTGAGACAGCTGACAATAAAAAACCAACTATTGGCGGCTAATAAAAGTAAGGAAGACTGAATGAAAAACTTACGAGAGCATTTGACATTTGATCAAGCACAAATTGTGCTTGAGAATGCTAACGAAGGCAAAGACCTTTATATGAAAGGTATTTGTATTCAAGGTGACGTTCGCAACGCAAATCAGCGAGTGTATCCTGTAAATGAAATTGGCAGGGCTGTCAAAACTCTCAATGATCAATGTAAGAACGGATTTAGTGTTCTCGGAGAGGTTGATCATCCAGAAGGCCTTAACATTAATCTTGACCGTGTAAGTCATATGATCACAGATATGTGGATGGATGGACCAAACGGTTATGGAAAACTTAAAATTTTACCTACTCCGATGGGACAACTAGTACGCACAATGCTTGAAAGTAGTGTAAAACTGGGTGTTTCATCGAGAGGTAGCGGAAACGTATCAGACGACGGACAAAACGTTGTATCTGACTTTGAAATAATCACCGTGGACGTTGTGGCACAGCCTAGCGCCCCTGGTGCATATCCAACACCTATATACGAACATCTAATGAATGCTCGTGGGGGATATAAGGCATACGAATTAGCACAGGCAACAAAACATGACAACAAGGCACAAAAGTATCTAAAGGAATCGTTGATTAACATAATCAACAAACTCCAGTGAAGCAGGAGAAAGTAATGATAGATGCACTGAAAACACTTTTCGAAAACGATGTAGTTTCAGAAGAGATCAGAGCACAAATTGAAGAAGCTTGGGAGAGCAAAGTTCGCGAAAATAAAATGGCTGCTACAGCTGAACTCCGCGAAGAATTTGCTCAAAAGTATGAGCATGACAAAGCAACAATGGTAGACGCCATTGATGCTATGCTTTCTGAGCGCCTTACAGCAGAAATTGCAGAATTCCAAGAAGATCGTGCGCAACTAGCCGAAGCGAAAGCTAAATTTGCTGTTGCACAACGTGAAAATGCAAACCTACTAAAAGGTTTTGTAGTAGAACAACTACAAAAAGAAATTCAAGAACTACACGCAGACAAAAAAGCAATGGCAGAATCATATGCCAAACTTGAAGAGTTTGTAGTAGAAGCTCTATCTTCAGAAATTGCAGAATTCCACGAAGATAAAAAAGACTTAGCTGAAACAAAAGTACGCTTAGTACGTGAAGCTAAAGAACATTTTGCTAAAGTCAAAAAAGACTTTATTGAAAGAAGTGCTACAGCAGTATCTGAAACAGTTGCAAAAGGTCTTAAAAAAGAGATCACTGCACTGAAAGAAGATATCGATGCAGCACGTTCAAACGACTTTGGTCGTAAAATCTTTGAAGCATTTGCAAACGAGTATATGACTTCTCACTTAAATGAGAAATCAGAAACAAACAAACTTCTAAAAGTTCTTGACGCAAAAGACAAGCAACTAGCAGAAGCAAAAGCATTTGCAGCAAAAGCAAAAACACTTGCAGAATCAGTTAACAAAGAAAAAACAGCGTTAATTGAATCAGCAAAGCGTGAAAAAACAATTAGCGAACTAATTGCTCCATTAAGCAATGAACAGCGCGAAATTATGACAGACTTACTGGAATCAGTTCAAACTAACAGGCTACAATCTGCGTTTGACAAATATCTACCAGCAGTAATTGATGGTAAAGGTCCAGCGAAGCAGAAGGCAGTATTAGCAGAGGCAACAGAGGTAACAGGCAACCGCGAAACAAATTCGCAAACTAACGTTAGTAGTCCAGAAGATGATAAAAATGTCGTAGACATTCGTCGTCTTGCTGGTTTGAATTAAGGAGATTGAAATGTCAGAACTACTAGAAAGTCGCTGGCAGGATACGAAGACAGCACTTCTTGAAGGCCTTCAAGGCAACAAAAAGTCAGTTATGGCGGCAACACTAGAAAATACTCGCAAGTATTTGAGTGAAACTGCTTCAGCTGGTGCTACTTCTGCCGGTAACGTAGCAACTCTAAATCGTGTGATCCTTCCAGTGATCAGACGTGTAATGCCAACAGTCATCGCGAACGAGATTGTAGGCGTACAACCAATGACTGGTCCAGTTGGTCAAATTCACACACTACGTGTTCGTTATAGCGACACAGTGAACGCAGGTGCAAATGGTGCAACTGCTGGTGAAGAAGCACTGAGCCCATTCAAAATTGCAACATCATATTCAGGTGATGAAGCAAACCCAGGTGCAGCTAACTCAACAGCAGCACTAGAAGGTGCAGCTGGTAACCAACTAAGCATCCAGATCTTGAAACAAACTGTTGAAGCTAAAACACGTAAGCTATCAGCACGTTGGACATTCGAAGCAGCGCAAGACGCACAGTCGCAGCACGGCATCGACGTTGAAGCAGAGATCATGGCAGCACTTGCACAAGAGATTACTGCTGAGATCGATCAAGAGATCCTAGCATCTCTACGTACACTAGCAGGTGCAAATGTTGAAACATACGACCAAGCAGCAGTATCAGGTACAGCTACATTCGTAGGTGACGAGC